CCCGCCTTTATTTATGGCGGACTTATGAAGCATTACGTTTGCAAAATAGCAACAAAACCAACTACGGTCACAGCGGGTACGGTTTATCAGGCGTTTGTTAATACCGATGAAACGTCACTGCGTATCACAAAAATGCACATTCAGCTAGATAGCGCAGACGCGGGCGGCAATGGTAATTCAGTTTATGGGTTTGCTCGCATTAAAGGCACACCAACAAGCGGTACAACATTAACTGCAACAAAGTACGATAATCAAAACGAGCCTAGCAAAATGCTATGCTTACGCAATCAAGCGGGTTTAGATATGACAGGCGTAACGCAAGAGCCCTATTTTATGGAACGCTCAGTTATTTCTAAATTCACTGGAAATGCGTCAACTATTGAGTTTGGCAATAATGGTGAAGGTTTTATATTGGCAAAAAATGAAGGTTTAATTATTTTTGCAGATAACTCAGTTGTTTCTGGCAGCGGAATTTACGGCATGATTGAATGGATGGAGGATTAAAATGGCGTTAATCGTTGAAGACGGTACTGGACTTGCAAACGCTGAAAGCTATGTTTCAGTAGCAGACGCGACAACCTACCATGCAAACATTGGCAACACAGCTTGGGCGGCAATTACAAGTGATGCAACAAAAGAACAATTACTGCGCAAAGCCACAGATTATATGGTGGCTCAATATCGTTTGCAATATGCGGGTTATCGCAGATACTCGACACAGTCGCTTGATTGGCCGCGTTTATACGTTCCATTAATTGATTCATTATCGGCAAATGTTTTTCCGCAATATGTGGATTTTGACATTGTGCCAACCACTGTAAAAAATGCGTGTGCTGAATTAGCGTTAAAATCTTACACAGCTATTTTAATGCAGGATTTAACACAAGGCGTTATTCGTGAAAAAGTAGACGTTATTGAGGTGGAATATGACAAATACTCACCACAGCAAACACGCTATGCTCAAATTGACGCCATGTTATCCGTGTTTTTTAAACAACAGGGTAATGATATGTCAAGATCATTGGTGAGAACATGACACTTGATGCTCGCGCTCGCTCCACAGCAGATAAATTGCTTGATAAGTTTGGCAAATCAATCACGCTAACGTCAATTGTTGAAGGTACTTATGACCCAACAACAGGGGAGTTATCGGGCGGAACAACAACATCCACTAATCATACTGCTGTTATCAAAGACTATAACGGAATTGATTTTATTAGCGGTGTAGTGCAAGCGGGCGACAGAAAGGTAATGATCGCGGCATTAGGTGCACCAACTCCACAGCCAGCCGATAAAGTAACCGTTGATAGTGAAGTTTATCAAGTGGTGGCGGTTCGTCATATCTGGTCGGGTGAATTACCCGCGCTTTATGAAATGCAGGTGAGAAAATGACGGGTTCAATGTCGCAAATTGTGGCGCGTGCTAATGGTCACGTTGATAATAAAATACGCGCTGCAACAAGTGAAGTGTTTAAGAATATTATTATGATGACACCAGTTGGAAATCCTAGTCAATGGAAAAATCCAGCATCAGCACCAGCAGGTTACGTTGGTGGACGCGCTCGCGGTAATTGGCAATGTACAATTGGTGCGCCTTTTGTCGGTGAAGACGATAGTGGTAGCGTAATGAAAGCACAAAGTGTTATACCACGCAGAGCAGGAAGTGTTGTTTACTTAACCAATAACGTGCCATACATTGGAAGATTAGAATATGACGGGCATAGCAGACAAGCACCGGCAGGTATGGTGCGCGTATCTATTGCATTATTTGAAGGAGTTTTAAATGGCTCTAGTTGAAATTCGAACAGCGTTAGAAACTAAACTTAACGCGCTTACGCCTACACTTGCAACGGCATGGGAAAGTGTGCCGTTTACGCCTGTAGTGGGTACAGCATACCAGCAAGTAAATTTAATGATTGCAGACACGCTTAACCCTACACTAGGCGGCACACATTATCGCATTAAAGGATTTATGCAGGTACTTTTGTGTTATCCACCTAACGCAGGCGCAAAAACCGCAGCAACACGCGCTGATTTATTGGTTAATCATTTTAAACGCGGTACAAGTTTAACAAGTGGCGGCATAACTGTTATTATTGACAAGACACCATCAATTGCACCGGCATTGATTGACGGGGTGCTTTATAAAATTCCGGTATCAATTTATTTTTCAGCAGATATTTACTCTTAAGAGGTTACAAAATGACAATTGCTCAAGGCGTTAAAAAAGTCGTATCGTACAAAAAACAAACTGGTTTAGGTTCTCCAGCTTCAGGAAGTGGCGGTCAGGAATTAAGACGTGTGACCAGCACAATCAATTTAACAAAAGATACTTATCAATCAAACGAGATTCGCTCAGACCAGCAAATTGCTGATTTCAGACACGGCTCAAAACAAGTAACGGGTACATTAAGTGCAGAATTATCGGCTGGCACTTATAAAGATTTTTTACAGTCTGTATTGCGCAAAGATTTTGTAGCTATTTCTTCATTGACAGCAGCGGCTGTGACTATTGTTGCATCAACTGGTGTGATTACATTCCAAACAGGAAACCCGCTAACAGGCGGCATTAAAATTGGTAATGTGGTTCGTATTACAGTCGGCAGTGTTAACGCGGCTAACTTAAACAAAAATTTGTTAGTGACAGGCGTTACAGCAAGCACATTGACTGTTAAAACTTTAAACGGTAGCGCATTGGCTGATAATGCTACTTCAGTTACTGGTGTAACAATTGCAATTCCCGGCAAATATACTTATGTGCCAGAAACTGCACAAACACAAGATTATTATACAATTGAGCATTGGTTCTCAGATGTAGCGCAATCAGAGGCTTACCAAGACGTTGTTCAAACTAATGCACAGATTAAAATCCCTGCAAATGGCATGGCAACTATTGACTTTCCGTTAGTTGGCTTAAACGTATCAACAGGCACATCACAAGTGTTAACTTCACCAACTGCAATCACAACAGGTGGTGTTACTGCTGGCGTTAACGGTTTGTTATTAGTTGCAGGCTCACCTGTTGCAATCGTTACTTCAATTGATTTTGATGTTAACGGTAATGTTGCAGTTGCGGACGCGGTAGTGGGTTCATTAACACGCCCAGATGTATTTCAAGGCACTGTAGGTGCAACTGGTACTTTTAGTGCTTACTTTACTGACGCAACATTCCGTGATTACTTCATCAACGAAACTGAAGTTTCAATTGTGGTTGCATTGACAACAGATAGCACTGCAACAGCAGACTTTGTTGTGTTCACGATGTCACGCGTTAAAGTTGGTGGTGCTGATGTTACTGATGGTGCGTCTGGTTTAACTCGCACATTCCCATTCACTGCGTTAAAAAACACAGCGGGTGGCAGTGCAGCGGCTAATTTAGCGACAACAATCATGGTTCAAGATTCACTCGCTTAAAAATAGTGCTACAATTACCCACGCTTGTAATTTTGCAGGCGTGGGTATTTTTTTATAAATCAACAGGAACATACGAACATGAGCAAAGAAAATAAAGGTTTATCATTAGCTGATTTGGATTTAGTTAGCGCGTCAGAAAACGCTTACGAGTTTGAATATCTAAGACCAGACGGCAGTGACACAGGCGTTTTTGTAACGGTACTAGGCGCACAAGCACCTAAAGTACAAGACTGGGTTCGCAAAACACTTAACAGAAGAAAATCACAAGACCAATTAGCGGCAAAACGCGGCAAAGAAATTGAGCGCACAATTGAAGATGATGAGCAATTTGGTATTGATGCAGCAGCAATTCGTGTTGTTGGTTGGCGCGGCATTACTGAACCATACTCACATGAGAACGCTTTAATTTTAATGGAACGCAATAGTGAATTGCGTGAACAAGTATTTGAGGCAAGTAATAACTTGGGAAACTTCACCAAAGCCTAATTGATGACCTTGTTACGTTTGGCAAACGTGAGTTTGAACTCAGCAAAACAAACGATAACGGTTCAAGTTTACGCGATGAAGCTCAAGCTATTGTTGCAATGGGGCATGAGATACCAGACGATTATAAGTCGCTACCTATGCCAGAAAATTACAGACATTGCTGGTCGTGGTTTGGTGAATTAAGCCGCACACGTTCCAGCAATGGATTTGGTCAAAATCCAATTAGTTACAGTGAAATTGACGCTTGGTCACGATTGACCAATATTGAATTAACACCATTAGAAGTAAGTGCTATTATGAGGTTAGATAGTGCTTACTTAACAATCCAAGCCGAGCAAATTGCACAACGGAGCAAGAAAAAATGACAACAGATACCTATTCCATTCAAGTCTCAGTCGATTCGACCAGTGCAGTAACAGCCACGCGCAATTTAACGGCAATGGAGCAAGCAACGGGCAGAAGTGAACGTGCTTTGTTTAGTTTAGGTAACATGGCAAAAGCAGCAAGCGCGGCTTTGCTTGGCATTGGATTTAAAACCGTAATTAGTGAAATGGCATCGTTTGAAACAAAAATGCTTCAATTAAAATCGTTAACCGATGCCACCACTCAACAAATGAAAGCAATGGAAAAACAAGCGCGTGAACTTGGCGCAACCACTGCATTTTCAGCACAGCAAGCAGCAGAGGCGCAAGGCGTTTTAGCGTCAGCAGGTTTAAAAACAAATGAGATATTAGCAGCAACACCAAAAGTTTTAGAATTAGCAGCAGCCGGAAGTTTGGAATTATCAAAAGCGGCTGAAATTTCAACTGGAACAATGAAGGCTTTAGGGCTAGAACTTAGTGACCTTGGACGAATAAATGATGTATTTGCTAAAGCAGCAGGAGATTCCAGCACAAGCGTAAAAGAAATTGGCGATGCAATGGGACAAATTGCTCCAATTGCTAAAACTTTTAAAATAGGATTAGAAACATTATCGGCATCACTTGGAATTTTAGCTGATAACCAAATCAAAGGAAGTGAAGCAGGAAACAATTTAAAAGCAATGCTTGTTGCATTAAGCAATGACACAAAAGATAACATTGAGATATTAAAAAAACATGGAGTCACTTATTCTCAACTAAATGTTGAAGTTTATGGTTTGGCAAAAGTTATGAAGGTGCTACAAAATGCACATTTAAGCGGTGCTGAATCATTAAAAATATTTGGTAGTGATGCAGCAGCAGCAGGGAATATTTTAGCGGCTAACTCTGCAAAAATAGATGAATATGCCAAAAAACTAGAAAACGCAGACGGTTCAGCTAAAAAAATGGCTGATACTTTAAATCAAGGATTAGCAAAAGCTATTGATTCATTTAAAGGTACATTAAGTGAAGCGGCATTGCAATTAGGTGATTCTGGTTTAAAAGGCGCATTGACTGATGTGATACAACAAGCAACAGGTGTTATTGCAATTTATGAAGGCATGGGTGATAAATTTGCAGAATCTAATAACTATACAAAAGAGCAATACGACAATTTAAAAAGCGTAGCAGACGAATTAAAAATTGTTGCGGGCGCGGCTGGCGGTATTGCAAGTCTAACTGCGGTTATTTGGGGTGCTAACGCGGCTATGGTAGCGTTTAACATTGCAACCCGCGCTAATCCTTTAATTATGGGCGCAACAGTTGTAGCGGCAGCAGCAGGCGCAACATTTGCAAAGATAGCAGATAATCAAAGCACCATTGATAAACAAATTGAAACAGCAGAAAAACGCATTGCGGCAATGGAAAAATATGGTTTACCAAATTTAATTGGTACGGCAGTTGGTTTTGATACTGAAAAAGAACGCACAAAATTAACTGCGTTAAAACAATTTAAAGAGGAACAGCTTGCAGCAACAAAAGCAACTATTGATGCAACCGCAAAAACTGAAAAACACACTGAAGCAGCCAAAACAAATACAGTCGCAACAGCAGATTCAACAGATAAAACTAAAAAAACATCTGAAGCTAAAAAAGAAGCAGCAAAAGCCGCTAAAGATTTAGCCGAAGCAGAGCGTTATTTTAACGAACAACTTAACGCACAAGTAGCAGCGGCAGAAAACGCAGGCAAGTTATTTGCAGCACAGCAACAAACTAAACTGGCTGGAATTGAAGCAGAAAAACAATCCATTATTGATAAAGCGTCAATTGAGTATCAACACGCAACCAGCTACGAAGAAAAATCACGCATATTAAACGAATCTCAAAATGCGACCAATGCACTACTCGCAAAAGAAAAAGAGATCCGCGATGCGCTAACTAATCAAAGCGCAGAAACCATTGACGCTAAAATCGCAGCGGCACAATCTGAATTAGACAATGCTGGTCAATACAATTTAACGCTGGCTGAACAACTGCGTTTAAAAACTGAAATTGCTGGATTGCAAACAGAAAAAGCAATCATAGGCGAAACAGCAAGCCAATCTGATATTAAAGCTAAGTCAGACGCAGAAAAAAAAGCTAATGATGATAGATTAGCAGCCATTAAAGCTATTGATGACGCTCAGACAGCAGCTAATACAGCGTCAACGGCTCAAATGGCAATACTTACAGCCAACCTAGATGCAGCAAAAGAAGCAGCAACAGGGTTAGCTGATGCGTTTGGCAGTGTAGGCAGTGCAGTTGGTGGATTAGGTGTTGCGTTGGCATCTTATGAAAAGTCACAGGCTGCCATTGCTGACGGATTGCAAAACCAATTATTTGAGATTCAAAAACTCAATGATGGCAAAGGCGATCAAGCAAAAACTGATAAAGCCATTGCAGCAGCAAATCAAAAACAATCACAATTACAGGTTAAGTCATACGGTGATATGGCGGCAGCGGCACAGGGATTCTTTAAGAAAGGCACAGCAGGATATAACGCGCTAGGCGTTGCAACTAAAGTTTTCCGCGCGTTTGAAATGGCTCAGTCTGCAATGTCAATGGTTAGAATGATTGCAGATAATGGCGCAAAAGTAGGCGCGTATATTACAGGGTTATTTACACAAACCGCAGCCAATACAGCATCAGTTGCGCCAAACGTTGCAGCAGATGCAACTAAAGCTACAGCATCTGGAACGGCAGCAGTAGCACAAGCGTCTAATGCACCATTTCCAATTGGGTTTGCTACAGGTGCGGCAATGCTGGCGTTTATGCTTGCAATTGGCGTTGCAATGGCTGGTGGCAGTAGTAGTGCGCCAACCATGACGGGTGCTGATTATGAAAAACAACAAACCGAAAAATACAGCGCATCATTAAAAACAAGTGTTTTAGGAAAAGATGAATATTCAAACTCAATTGCTAATTCATTAGAAGCATTAAAAAATAATTCATCAGCAGATTTGGATTATTCATTGGGCATGCTTAGAGCGATGGAAAAAGTAGCCACATCAATGGATACTCTTGTTTCAATGACAGCCAAGCAATTAAATATTGATATTGGTCAAATAACTTCAAGCATGAAATTTGGAACATCAACATCATCAAATAGCCCTCTTGGATCAAATGATTTAGTTAATTTATTAGTATTTGGTTTATTTGGTGGTTTCTTTACAAAAACATCTGTAAAAACAGAATTTGCTGGAGCGGGAATTAAATTTATAGATCAAACATTAGGCTCAATTGTTACCGAAGGAATTAAAGGCGCACAAACTTATGT